GCAAGGTCTCTGACATATTCATTGCGTGCAATATTACTCACAACGAAATCCACTTCTTGTTGATAATCCATATCAAACGCTTTCTTTCTGGCATGTTCTGGATGTGATATGACAAGGCACTTGATTTGAAGCTGAGCAATCTGCCCTCTATCCATTAATTCTTTAGTAGAGATGGCTTTGTAGGTTGGTCCGAAGTGCCCTTCGATTGAAAGAAGATTCACTTGCGTATCTTTTACTGTTCCAGTCATACCAACGCGAAACCTTGCGTTGTGCATGCTGTTCATTATGTAAGAGAGGGACTTCGCCTTAAACGTATGAGCCTCATCACCTATGATAAAATCGAACGGAGAGAAATACTTTGGAGGAAAATCTTGCAGGCTCTGCCAAGTTGAAATCAGAAGAGGATTGATTATTCTCTTCTCAAACCCAGCATAAACTTTCTGACAAGTCTTCTCGACGTCCCATTTGTTGTTCTTAGAGTAATCTTCAAAGTCTCCATACATTTGCTCAACAAGAGAAGTGGTCGGAACAATAAGAATACCTTGCTTACACTCAAACTGAAGTAGAAACCTAATGATCAAATATGCGACAAGAGATTTACCTGATGCCGTAGGAGAAAGGATTAGCCTTCTGTTAGAACGAATAGAAGTAGCAAATGCAGCCAGCTGATAGTCTCTCGGTTCCATTGGTAGCTTGAGAGCACTGGCAAAGAACTCGGCATCTTTTATAGTGAAGTTGGTTTCTTTGTTGGTTTCGTTTAGGCAAGTATATCCCTTGTCTCTGGCTATTTTGCAAACATAGAACGAAAGACCATGAGGCAGCTGCATTGTCTTTTTATTGAGCAAACGAATTTTCCCGTCCCAGACTTTTCGTTTGTACATGGGAGAGAACTTGTAATCATCAGCATAGAAGGTGAAGAACTCAGCCAGTTCTTCTAGAATACCAGGCTCACAGATTATTCGTACAAATGCTTCGTTGTGTTTTGTTATTCTTATGTCATATGCCATCAATGTTGTCCTTGTATGAACTTCTCCCACGAGCAATACTCCTTCAACTGCCACGTGCGATTCGAGAGTTCTTTCAACACAGCATTGCAAAACTGAACTGCCTCATCGTGAACTGCTTTCTTGGTTTGAAGTTTCAAGAGATCATCATCAGCATCCATGTATACGGATATGTCTGACTTCAACAGAAACTTGAATGGTTGCCAGCCATACTTTTTAAGATCATCATCATCCAACCTGCCGTTGTAATACTCCCACTTGAGTTTACGAAGTTTGCTGATCTCCATACCCCACTTCTTGGAAGAAAGTGAATGTGCGGATAACTGCCGAACATATTTGGCATGAATTACTGGAATACGAATGAGTTCTGCTCCGGGATCCGTCATGTTGATGACGGCATCTTTTTCCCACATATCGAGCAAAGTTTCAAGAGATGCTGGTTGCATAACAAAATCCATTACTAAACAACGTCAATTATAACCCACTTTCCTACAGAAGTAAAGTATGAAAAGATAAATTATACAGTAGAAAAACAACTTTACAATCATCGCACAACTCGGTATAATCATACTGTCGGTTTAAGCCTTATTATATAATCTCTAAACGAAATCGTAGTACATAAAAGCAAATCTAGCTGTTCCGGATATAGTGGTTTCCGCAGTCATTTTCGTTCCAAAGTCTATAGAAGAAATTTCAATTGGATATAGATCCTTAAAAGATATCGTCACAACAGGGTTGTTCTTGTTCGTGAATATCGCTAACCTGCCATCAGAATACTGCGGGCTTTCTGTACTAAAATTGGCCAATCCAGGATACAATTTAGCTGCTTGTAATGCAGAAAGATTCTTATATTCATCGAAGTTGGTGGGAAACCCAAGACCTCTCATCCAATCATGAACATCTTTCCAAGGAGAAAGGGTTTCGTTGATTAGAAATGTCACCTCAAGTGGACTGTATGTTATTTTGTCTCCGGCAAGTTTATAATCAATGAATGGTGTTGCTCTCGTATTCTCGGACAGAGAAAGCCCTGGTATATTGACTTCGGTGCAGAAAAACGAAACGTCCGGCAAACGATCGAACATCAATTTAAATTTCGATCCTTGCAGTAAATTCTTGTTTAGATCTTCGTTGCAGCTCATTTGATTCTTCCAGTGGGCACTGAGTATTTATAAGGCAAAAAAATGGGGAGCCATTGCGGCTCCCCAATACAACAACGATCTAGTTATTGTTATTCAGCTTGAAACGATCACTTCAGGTTCGTGATCATGAACTTGCGGTAGTAGATATTGCTGTTGTTGCTAAGGACGCCAGCATCAACAGCCGATCCACCAGCAAACGGGTTGGCAACCATTCCATAACGAGTCTTAAAGCCGATTTTCGGCTGGAAGGTGTTAGGATCAATTGCGCGAACCATTTGGAGCGGAACGTATGGGCAGTAGAACAGACCCGAGTCATACGCGATTGAACCTTTGTAGCCAACTACAACGAAATCGTTAGAAATCGCAGAAGTAGCCGAGGTCAGTGAGTACGGATCGGCGTATACTTTGACGCGCCCGAAGAGCGTACCGCAGTATGTGCTACCAGTGTCATCAACCTGCAGGCTAACTTGATCCTTCAGAGCCGAGTTATAGTCCAGAAGACCGGACATAGCCAGAGCCGAAGCAACGTCAGTTGAACAGATGATTATGTTGCCCTTGCCGCGACGAGTGTCTTTGGCAATCTTGTTGGCTTCACGCTCGATCTGATAGATAAGACCCTTGTACTTCTCAACCTGCCAACGACCATCGGTATCGCCGTTCGTAGTTGCAAGACTGAACACTCCAACCGTGTTAGCAGTTCTTGCACCGATCACAGCCGTAGCATAGATAGTACGAATAACTTCGCGGTTGATTTCAGCAAGGATTTCTGTCGAAAGAATATTCGACAGTTCTGTTTCAGCATCCAGACCGTGAACAGCCTTAAGATCCTGAGCCAGTTCCATCGTGTACTCAGCCTTCAGAGCGCGAGTCTTGGCAGTTACGGTAACTTTCTCGATCGAGAAGCCCATTGAACCCATAGCAGGTGAACCAGTGCCGCCCAGATCTTCACCAGTCGCCGTAGCAAAACCAATACCGATATCTGCCAGACCGAAGGCAGCAGAGATTGAGGTGTTAGCGGGGTTGACGGTGTTAGCCTGAGTTGAGTTCTGACCAGAAAGCAGACCGAATGGAGTATGCGTACCAGTACCAGCGAAGGCAGTGTTGGCTTCGTTGTAGAAAGCTTCGGTCAGCTGACTCGTAGCATTAGCATACTTCGAACGCATTGCGAAGATCAGACCTGTCGGACCAGTCATCGGCTGAACGCCGCAGACATCGTACGCCATCAGGTTGGGCATCGAACGCCGAACCAGCGAGATCAGGATCGGGTCAAAACCGGCAGCTGGACCAGTGGCAGTTGAGCCGCCAGTATAGCCAGTGATGTTAGCCGGTGAGGTTTCGTTGAGGATTGAGCCTTCCTTGATCAGCATCTGCTCTTGGTTCTCAAGAATGATAGCTGTTACGGAACGTCTGTAGGGATCAGTGACAGCGCCAAGTTCCCCGTGGTCGAGGACTGGTGCCCACTTCTTTTCTAAATTTTCTGAAAGATACATTATAGTCTCCTAATTTACTTATTGAGAGTTCTGGAAATTGCCGAGACGTACTTCTCCATCAGAGGCGACGTTTCCGTGTAGTCTGATGATTGTTCCGCCAGCATTTCTTTTGCTGCTACTGAGGATTGAACACGTGGTTGTTTCACCTTACCGTTAAAGTATGACTCTTTGATGAGTTCTACTTTATCTTGATATTCACCCTCTGTGGTGAACTCTACTCCCTCTGCGAGAGCTTTTACTTTCTCGGCTTGCGTGGCGGTGAGACCCTCGCAAACTGAGTATACGATTGATTCTTTGGAGGCTTCGTTGATGGCTTCTACCAGCTCGACATTCAGATTCAGCGCTTTGTTTAGCTGTTCCTGAAGTGCAGCCATTTCTTCTGCCATGGCTTCTACGACGTCAACTTCTTCGTCGGGGATATTTATATTGTGCTCGACGAACAGACCGCGCAGACCGTCGATGAACTCTTCCATGATCTCAGCTTTGAGACCAGCTTGTACAGCTACTTGGTTCTCAGCCAGCCACTCTTTGGCGACATATGAGGCATAAGCACTCATTTGCTCTTCGAGTTCCAGTTTGATTTCTTCTACTGACTCAGCAGCGCCTTCAAGGATTTGCGCTTCGAGTTCTTCAACGACGGCAACTGCACGAGCAATAACAGCTGCTTCGAAGATTGTCGTTACGCGCTGCTTGAACTCTTCGGAAAGTTCTTGACCGGCAAAGATGGCATCGACGTCTTCAGCGCAAGACATATCCTTCATCTTGGCGCGGATCATTTGACGCTTCTCGTCAAGAGTCATTTCCTCTTCATCTTCGTCGATAAGATCTTCCTCTTCATCTTCGTCAACTTCTTCAGCAACAGCGCCAGCGACTTTCGTCATCGGCATCGCGCCAAGTTTCGGAGCCGGACCAGGCTTGGCAGCTTGCGAGATTTTCGCAGCAGCCTGACGACCAACGTCGTTACCAGCAGGATTAGTTATTGTTGCACCACCGAGATCTTGAACCTCAGCTCCGCCGAGCGTATGCATCGGCTCCTTGTCTGCGCTCGCCTGAGATCTTGTAAGAACGTCAGCGGCAGCTTCTGAAAGTGAACGTACTGTCATTGGAATACTCCTTAGTATATGCTATTATTTATAAAAAATGTTTTTTCTCAAAGTTTATTTAAAAACTTTTCGAACAGGCGTAATTGAGTTGCTTCGAGATCCTTCTTAGGAGCTTTTACCAATTCTTTTCTAATACTAGCAATTTCTGCTTCACGAATTACGCCATTATCGAAGATCCATTCTTTCGACTCATATACTGCTTGAACCCAAGCATCGTGAGCAGAAGGATCTGCCACTATATCTGCCGCTGTAGCAAGATGATAGTCATCCTGGACAATATTCTTTCCTTCTTTGGTAGGAACGAGAGAACCCAGACCTCTGGAAGAAACACCTAACGATGCTCCTTCGTCCATAAAATTCTTTACAATTTTTCCGTATGGAGTATCCATTACTTTGGCTTTACCAACGAAATTATTGCCTTCTCTGTGAAGATCAACGATCATGTGAGATACACGATCCAGATTGATTGAAGGCGTATCGGGGTGACCGAGCTCGCCGAATGCGCGCTTGGTATCAATATATTCTTTGTTGTATCTGGCGACTTCTCTTTCCATTATTGACATAGGATAGAGGCGCTGATTGCGATTGTATTGTTCAGTCTGCAGAAAGATGCCATTGAGAAAATAGTTTTTTCCACCATCTTCTTTGGATTCTACAATATACTGAATCGATTCGGTTACTTCTGATATGAGTCTCATCTCTCATTTACCCCTTGTTTTCTTTCCGCCTTTTCTTGGCATTTCTTATAACCCCATTGAATGTCTACGGCGCATTGTTCTCTTTCTGTTCATAATTGATCGAGCCATTTTTGCTCTTCTCTTTATCTTACCTTTCCTTGCTCCCATCTTCCGATGTATTTTTTCTTGCGAACTCATGCGAACAAGTTTCATTCCCTTGAGTTTGTATCCTTTTACATTGGATACTTTTTTCCTTCTCTGAACTTTTCCGCCGCGGAATCTAATCTTTACGATTTTAATTCTAGGACCGGATTCGGAAAGGAACTGCGAAAATGTTAACATTATGGTCGACCGTCTCCGAAATATGCCATGGCGTTTGCATATCCTTCTGCCTTCAATAAGGTCAACGTTGCCGAGAAGTTATCGTTTGCTGCAGCATTGACAACAACGGCTTTAATGTTTCCTGTCGGTCCGGCTGCTTCATTGTATGCTCCAAGTGGCATAGTTCCGGAGCCTAGACCAAGAACGAAGAAAGAAGAATTGCTCGTTCCTTCCCATTCAAGCGAAACGAATCCGCTCATGCTCGATTGATATTCAACTTTGTCTACGGAAACTGAGCAATACTGCTGAGTATTTGCAAACCTTAATGCTTTCGGATTAACTACGACTGTATTTGCGGCAGTACATGCTGCTGTGTAGTATCCTATAATTTGTATGACTGTTTTTTCACCGCTGTCATATAATACTCTAGAGTTCACTACGTTTGGCTGAGTAATCATTTTAGCTTCCTATCGTTGGTGCCGTTTGTTGAGCGAACTGCGCTAACTTGGCGAAATCTTTCGGCGATCCATTTAACATGGCTTTAACTGCTTTCTGGTTTTCTGGAGTCAGCACTGAGTGTAATGTCAGAATATATTTAGCTATGACTGGATTGACTTTCGCATTTGCTCCATTTGCCATAGGAACGTCGCCGTCTTGGCTTCCGTTTGCTATTGTTTCCAATCTTCTCATTACCGAATAAGACTCATCAATTTCTTCGTAATCTTCTTCAAGAGCTTTCGTCAGTTTACCATATCCTTTAATTGCATTGCGCAGATGTTCTCCGTAAGTAATCGAGACATCTACGCCCAGTTTTGAATTGGTGTAAAGAGCAACTCTATCTCCCGTAGGAAATATGCGTATCCCTTTGCGAACAAGAAGAATGGTCATTGGAAGATCTGGATGTGATTCTTCCAAGACTTCTTCTTGTTCGTTAGAGAGTTGCTCTCTTCTGATGTCAGAAAACTTCTTCATGGTCACTTAAATCTGCTTGGCTTCTTCTGCCAGAGCCTGAAGCTCTTCTTCTGACAGCGAATCGAGGAATTCATCAAGCTCCTCGTCTGACATTTCTTCTTCGAGTTGATCATCGCTTCCGAACATGGACTGAGCCACAGCAATCTTCTGCTGCTCAATCTCATCAGCAACGGCTGATTGAATTCTCTCAAGAAACGCCTCTCTGAAAGAAGCCGCATCTTTTTCTTGTGCAAATTTAGCGAATGACATTATTGATCTCCCTTAGCGAGCTGTTTAACTTGATTATTTATTTGCGCAACACGATCATCAGATTGACCTTTTGCGCCTCCTTGTTGCTGCGGCTGTTGCTGCTGTTGATCTCGAGAACCATCATCATCTTCACCTTGAGCCGGTTGTGCAGCAGCTTCTTTCTCAGCCTGTTCTTGAGCTTCTTCGTCCATTTGTTCTTGCATCTTTGCAATCTCATCTTCGTTGAAGCGAAGAACTTTCGACTTCACCCATTGTTCTGAGAAGAAGCGACCGATATACGGATCAAGAATCTGCAGAGTTTGCATTCTGTTCTGCAGAAGCTCAGCCTCTTTCAGTTCAGTAAAGTTGTTGTCCTTAATGAAATCGTAGTGAATATACTGTTTGAATTCATGCCATTCTTCTACAGTACAAATACCCTTCAGAGCAAGTTGACGCTCAAGAAGTTCATCAAACAGCGTGCTGAATCTTGAACGCAGTTTGTCAATGAACTTATCAAACTTCAATTCGTCTCGTGTAATCTCAGAAGAACGACCGAGTGAGAATCCTTGTTGAGCTTCAAGGCGAGAAACCGGAACATTAAGTGCCCGGTAGAGTTTCTTCTCGAAATAAAGAACGTCGTCCATTTCGCCAAGGTTTTGTCCGGCTGGAAGAGTAGTGATTTCTGTTGATTTTCCTTCGCCTCTTCTTGGCATCCAGAAGTCTTCGAGCATTGACATGTGCTTGCGATCATCTCGAACTTCTCCAGTCGCAGCATCATATACCAGCTTGTTTCTAAATTTCGTCATTACATCTTTGAGATATTGATCGGCTTTGTTGCGCGGCATGTTACCAACGTCAACATAGAACACTCTTCTTTCTGGTGCTCTTGATACACGATATATGACCGTTGCGTCTTCAACGAAGCGCAGCTGGTTCATTGGTCGAATTGCTTTGTGTAAATACGACAGTATTGTGGATTTGGCTGGATCCATCATACCTGAAGTTACATATACGACTGAGTCTTTTGCCAGCTTGATTGATCCAGCAAAGTTGCCAGTGATCTGCGGGTTCTGCGCATTATTGTTCACCAGCTTCTCGTTATAAACGTAGAACTCTTCGGTGCCAACAACAACGTTAATGCCTTGTTGATTTTTGTCTTTCTTGATTGCACGAATCTTACGAATTCTTCTCGGATCAATGTAGATCAGATTGATAATCCCGGCTCTTGGGTTTTCCTGATCAATTACGACGTTGTAGGGAAGGCGACCATCAATGTACCAGCGCCGAAAGATGTCGGATCCTTCATTTCCGAAGTCCAACATCTTGAGAAGAACATCAAATTCATCGCGAATCATTTTCTTGATTCTGTCTGGTTGCTTGAGTTCTTCGCAAACAATCTTAACGATTTGACCGCGATCATCGTGCACAATAGCTTCGTTGATAATGTCTTCAATAGCCCCATCCATTTCTGGCTGCATTGACATCGTACGATATTTTGTGATTAGATCTACTTCGCTTCTATATGACCCGTCAAGATCAACATAGATTCCATAGTGACCTCCTGTTTCTATATTAAGAGCGCCATCTTCCATTTGCGGGGCAATGGGAGTCTGAGGAGGTTGGTTATCGTCCCCTCTAGAAATCTGAAAGCCGAAGAGCTTAATCGCCATTTAATTCTCCAATCATAGAAAAAAATGGGGGAGAGAATTCTCTCCCCCCCAGAGTTCAATCAAAAATTTCACCAAGGACTGTGGCGCCAAGAGCCAGAGCCTGACCGAGGTCGCTTCCGCCATCTGTCCAGTATTGATAATCAAACGTCACCTGGAATTCTTCAATGGCATCGTTAGACTGCCAATTCAAATCAATAGGCGAAATATTAACAGGAAACAGTCCAATAAACTTGTAAGTTTTGACTGGAATTCCCGTTTTGCTATACTGAGTAACACTAGCATCAGCACCGTATCCATTATCTAGGGTCGATGCTCGAATGTCTCGAATATTGCCTTCCGGTGAGTTAATTCCACCAATCCATTGCTCGAATGCCTCGCGAAGATCGAAGTTTTCGTCATTGATTATGTTCACTGTCCACGGCGAGTATGTTCTATTCCCAGCCAGCTTCACTTCACGACCGAAGTAGTAAAGTGGTGCTGTGCCAAGATTAGATTCCGGAAGTTGTGCCGAGTTGATGAGAAATCTACTCTTTACTCCAGCCAGAGTTCCTCCACTAACATAGTCCGGGAATGATAATTCTGCTTGGAACAAGTTTGGTCTTGCTCCATCCCCTATCAGCGCAGCTCTAAATTGTGTTACATCAAAAGCCATTTTGTTTCTCCTAATTTATCCGTTGTTTCATTGAAAATGGTTAGCCGCATTAGATGCGACCAACCACCTCACTAAACTCCACCCCAGTTCTAACAGCAACGAAGTTCAACTGAATGTAGTTGATACTTCTGGCAGGTTTGATGTAGATATCGCCAATAAATTGATTCGCATCAACTACATCGGGCGTATTGTTCGTCGAATCGCAGACTACTTGATAGTCGAATATACCACGACGACCTTTGATCGTTCTCAGGAACGGTTCAATTAAGTTCACAAACTGCGATCTGGTAAAGTCATCATTGAACTCAAACAGGCTGGCTCTAGCCGCACGAGAGATTACCGTCTCAACAGTAATGAACAAACGGCGAACGTTAATTCTACTAAATGCGGTATCTTTCTGGGTGTACGTTTTGTCACCGAAGAGAATCGTTCCTTCTGCTGGGAAAGTCACAACAGGGTTGATCGCCTGTTTGTATAATCTATCTCTTTGACCCTGAGTCGGATTATATGCCAACTTAATGGTGTTCTGAATTCGCCCGCGAGTGGTACCAGCTGGGCTGAACCAAGGGTCTCTAGTCCGGTCTGTTCTTGCGCAAAGACCGGCGATATCGGCGTTCAACGGAACCCAACGATACTTGTCAGCATACTTATCGTACTGCCACTTCCATCCGCTATCATAAACCAAATAACTTGATGGCGACATGTCTCTAGATTCTTCAATTATGGCTTGCGTTGGATTGTATGGGTCTTTGACCGCATCAAGACTCGGAGAGATAAATGCAACACAATCTTTTCTTGAATTTGCGACAAGTCGAGCCTTTCTTTTAACTTCCAAGCTGGCATCGCCGGTGAATAGAAGAGAGATATCAACGGCAACTTTATCTTGCAGAACAGTCAATGCAGTTATAATTTGATCGTCACTAATTGAACCGGCATTTCCATTAGTTAGCGGTCCAATTGATGTCGCATTATCTGACGTTCCGGGTCTCAAGTTGGCAGTTGGCGTAGTTGAGTTGGTTCCCCAGAGAACTGTATTTGTTCCTGGATGTGCCATTGGAAACACGTAGTTGGATTGTTTCAGTACTACATCTCTGTAGTAGTTTGATGCTCCATTTTTAATTTTGGCGTTTTTCATTTTCGAAACGCCTTCAAATTTCTCAAGAACTCCTTCTACAACTCCAGTGAATACTCCTAAAGTGTCGATAACGATAATGTGCATTTCGTCATTTGCAACGCCATTCTCTGCAGCCCAATCGGAAGTGTCCGGATAACTATCGAATTCGTCTGAGTATATCCACATCGAAGGATCAGTTTCAGATGTATTACTTGACGTCATATTTTCCCAACCGGCGATGTTGGAGAACCATGCTTGCTTTCCGTCGCAAACTGATATTTTTAAAGTGTCTCCCAATGCGCCTGCACAACGAGCAACGAAACTGCCCAATGTTGAATATGTGGCGCTTATCTGCCCAGTGGCTTCATCTTCGGTGTAGAAGTATTCATCTTGGAATTCGGTCTTGTTCTTAATCAGAAGAGGAGTGTTTCCCATGAGAGTGTAGCTAGAGAAGCCTACAGTGCCTGGTTGCAAATTCGCCGATACGTTTTGCGCGGAATTTAAGGTATTTGCCAAGAATACTGTTAAAGGAAATTGTGACTCGGCGTATCCAGATCCACCATAAGTGATAGTAACTCCACTCAAAGCACCAGGAGAGAACACCTGTCCGGCAGTATTCGCAACATATGCAAGAGCATTACTTCCACCACCACCTATAGGAGATTCTATAGTAACGGAAACGTTCGTGTTTGAAGTTGCCCATACTGCGGACTTAGATGCATCTAGAGAGAACTGCCCGAGAAGTAAATAATCCGCTCTCTTTATTCCTACAGAAGAGTTTCTAGAAGCCAGATCGTAATTTGTGGAATATGTATTGGCATTTACTGCTCGTACTATAACGAGGCTGTTCGAGTAGCGAAGGTAATTGGCGGCTGACATGAAAGAAAGCGCGCTATTTTCGGTAGGTTTGCCGAATGTTCTTAGAAGACCAGTTTCGTTTGAAACTTTTACGACAGTCTCTGCAGGACCCCAATCAAATACACCAGCGTGCCCGCCTGTTGTGATTCCGCGCTGCAGTTGGTTCTGTCCTGTAAAGTCAATTTCTCTGACCTGTATTCCAGGCGATTTTAAATTAAATTCAGCCATGTTAATCTCCTGTTAAAATTGTTCTTAGTTCTTCTGGAACTAACTGTATTTATAAAAATTGGGTTCGATCAGAATATTCTCTCATAGTGGCGACTGACTCCTTCCGGTCCTGATTCCCAAACAATTCCGTCTTCTACAATATAATTTTCTGTTTTTTGAATTTCATCGTTGTTTGTTGGAAACGGTAGCATTTCTTCTTCCATTTGCTTTATTTTCTCGTCAAACAATTTTTGTCGTATATCGGTGTTGGTCAGATCTCTAAAGAACGGCTGGGTAGTCATCCATGAGAAAAGGACCAAACACATTGCCAAATCATCATTACAGCCATCATCGGCTTGGTATGTGTCTCTCTTCAGAATAAAGGTCGCAAGCTCATTGATGATATCGTAGTCTTCAATGATGATCTTCTGGCTTTCGACGAGAGACTTTAGAGCGTTACACCCAAGCCTCTTGACTTTCTTGGTGGTTCTAACTCCAGTTACTGCTCCCCTTCTCTGATTTAGGTGAGTCGTTCCACGAAGTTCTTCGGTGTAGAACATATTATCATAATCTAGATCATTGAGAATGGTATCGGCGACTTGACTGCCGGCATCATTATTTTCAATCAGTAGAAACGCATTGTTATAGTATTTAGCTGCTTGAACGATGATGTTTGGAAAGAGCATTGGTGAGATGAGGTTGTTGCGATATTTGGCAACAACTCGATATGGAACTTCATCAATATCGACAACCACGAATGCCGAATAGTCCAGACCTGTTCCTCTAGCAGTATCAGCAACAAGAACGTAATTCTTCTTCGCCTGAACTTCTGTATAGATTTGCAGACCGCCGAGGATATCTTTCAAAAAATCAACGAATGAGAGCGACTTGAGTGCCGTGGTTGAAATCAACGTCCCAGCCGAGCCGAGGAATTCACCTTCCATTTCCTGCAAGAACTTATCTTCACCCAGAGTCGCTCGTTGATCGTCAGCCCATTTCTCGTCTCTTCCTGGGACTTTTCTCCAATTGACCTCGATGAGTTTGAATCCATTTCTGCCTTGTTTGGCTTCAGTGCATATCTTATAGAAGTGATTCATGCCATTCGGCGTCGATGACATTATAATCTTTGAAGTCGTACCAGAAGAAATAGTTGGATACACGGCAGAGAAGAACTCATCGGCGATGTTGTTCGGTACGAATGCAAATTCGTCAAGATAGAGAAGCGATATAGTTGTGCCTCGAATCGCAGATGAAGAGGTCGAAGTTGCCACGACCTTCGATCCATTCTCAAGATCAATAGAACCCTTGTTCCATTCAACCACACCCTGCTGCATCCATATTGGTAGATTTTCATATGCTAGTTTAAGTCGAGAAAGAATCTCACGAGCAGTACGTTCCTTGTTGGCAAGCAACGCGCAAGTCTTCATTTCGTTAAAGAGAATGTACCATAGAATATATCCAACGGTGGTGGTCGTTTTTCCAGACTGTCGAGTCATCTTCATTACAACTTTACGTTCGTTGTGGCAAGAATCAATGATATCTTTCTGATAATCATAAAGACTGATTTGTACGAGACCTTTGTCCAGAGTCACAACCTTCATGTAATGCTCTATGAAGTATACTGGATTATTGGCGCAGCGAATGTATTCTTCTACTTGCTGCTGAGAAAGTGAAACTTGCTGCCCTTCGCGCTTTAGCCGAGGGTTAGATAGATATGACTTAATCTGCATTTTGTTTTATTTTCTTTAGCAGATCTGCTGTACTTCCAACGAACACAGCCTGCTCAACATTTATTCCGGAAGGTTGTTTGGTTCCTGCCTCTGTCATTTCTTTTTTAGACTTATGAAGCTGTATGAGTTTATCGCCAACGTCACCCATATTCTTAATGAAGTTAGAAAGAACTTCATATGTTCTTGGATGCTGAGATTCTTTTGCTAGCTGCATCATTTGATTGATGGCTTCTGATCCATTTCCCATAAGATCGTATAGATTCGCACGAACATACTCAACGTCAGCCTCAGCCTGATAATCTTTATCGGCAACTTCTGGGGCTTGGTTGATTATCATCGGAGAACGCTTTTCTTCTTTGGTTTCAAATATATTAGCTAACGAATTGTCTAGTTCGCTGTTCATTTAATTGTTCTCAATAATTAGGATCCGTTATTATCACCGTATCGAATCCATATGCCTCATCAGCAGAATTGGCAGTCGGGGGATCTGGAGTTACAGTAATCATCGATGCTGGAGTGTTGGCTCCCATTATCCAAGTATTGGCATGAGCAGTACGAATAATAGATCTTGCGTTTGTTACTGGACCATACATGTACGTTTTCATCGTAAACGTCAACCGCCACGTGACATAACGAACTGTCTCATTGTCTCCTTCAAATCCATTCGAATGAGATACGCTTTCTAAAAGAATTGGAGTGTTCTTTACCAAATTCATTTCGTCAATGTATGTCATGGCGAATGTATAGTCTGGATTGAAGTTGGGTAGAATTTGCTCTACGATTTGTGTGCCATCTTCCATGTTCCTGACGTATATGTTCAATTCAAACCCTATGTTATAGGGAGTCGGAGATTTTACTGTAGCTGTCACACCATTAACAACCGCACACTCTTCCTCAAATGACGAAAGTTTTCTAGAGGGATCATACGAAACATCGGTTATCTCGAACGACATTCTTGGAAGTTTGATTTGAACTGCAGTGGGGATGTCTGGGTTTCCCAACAAACGCTGAGCATAGTTCTCATTTCCAGAATATGATATTGGAACCGTGATTCTTTCGAGTTCGTCAAAAGTACCTTTGGCATACTTGATCAACGTTATTTGGTTGAACAGGTTTCCGAATGCAACAACACATCTTCGAATGGTTCTGTGGTAAAAGTGTGTGTTGACGAACATTACGGATCACCCCATGGATTTTCTTCAGAGAAGTCTAAGAATACATCTGCTTCTTCTTGAAGCAATGTGTTATCATTCTGGTCCGAATTTGAATCGTCTAGTGTATCAAAAGAGGCAATGGACCACGTGGCTCCGCTGGTGACTCCAAATACTTGAGCGTTTGCAGTGAACACTCCTTTAATATTCTTGAGTTCCAATATTCGAGTGGGCTTATCCCAACGACAAACATCTGCAGTCGCAATTGCAGCCACAAGGTTCGCCCCTTGATATACGGTTTCCGATATAGTGTATGTTGACGCTCCATTAGCCTGCATTGTGTATTCGTATGCAGTAATGATTTCGTCTATCTTATCTTCTATCTCAGTTACTCCCACTTCCATTCTCTCGTCATTGTAACGGAACTTCTCACAAACAAGTTCATAGCCATATAGATGCTCTTGACCGAATGCATAAAAGAAGTTCTCTTCTTTGACAAATTTAATCTCAAACAGAGCATTGAAGTTTGTGAGCCAAAGCAAATCGCCTTCACGAGGTCTGCTATATGTTGAAGGAACGCGCTGCTTGAATGCTCGATTTGGTAAAATTAAGCGAACTTGCTTTTTGACTTCGATTCCAAACTTCGTGAAGAAGTCGCCGCCTTCAAATTCATCAACGTTCTTTATGTATACTTCGACAGGATAGGCTGCATCATATTTCTTGGTTGGGTCATCTCCAAATATTAAATCGAACGACGATTCAGATTCTCTCGGTAGATAGTATGAATCGATGCCATAAATCTGTACGACTTCTCCAATCAGCTCTTCGTAAAGAGACTGTTCGTTCCTTGCGTTAAATTGGTTGAAGAAGATGTTTGTAGGCACTTACTTCAACCTATAATGAAGGCTGTGGGCTCTTCGTACACATCTCTCAGCTCTATTTCCAACTTATCCTTTTCCTGTATAGCTTCATCATAGATCTGTTGACCGTTCAGAGAAATACCGCCAGGAAGCTGAACTCCAGCAAACTTTTTGAGGTTGTTTCCCCACTGCTCTTTGATCAAGCAGGTGGTGTATTTCTTGAGCCAGACGTCTCCCCAGAATTCATCTGAATCTTCCAGAACCTGCCGGCAGTGCACCAACATAAAATTACCAACGGCAATCTTCTTTGTCCAGTTTACATCAACGTAGATTTTTTTATTGTAACGATTGAATCGAATTGGCTGCTCACCAACGAATAACATTTCAAGAGTACGAAGATGCTGTTGAGCAAGAACGAAGTAAACGTAATCAGCAGAAGTGAAGTCATAGAGTTCATTGAGTCGAATCTGATACGTTATGTCGAACATATTGAACGAAGCAGAAGTAGAAACAGCCTGCGAAGGAACCGGATACAGCTTTGTCACTCCGATAATATCAGGAGATGTATTCGCTAGATTAATGTATCCGTTCGTTTGATCCTCAGCCGTGACCTGATGCTTCAGAAGTATTTCTCGAGTGCCATCAAAGTGAAACTCTTGGAACACATGAAGCGATTCGTCTATTCTGTCTTCAATCTGATCGTCGTCGAGGTTTAGCTGAATGACAGGAAACCCCAACCTCCGCAGGCAGTACAGTTTTAATTCTTCTCTAGAGGTTGGATTTGCCATAGTTTTTCTCTTACGATTTATGCTAGATCCCAAGAAGTTCTGGGTTTATTTCAATATTTAGGCGATCTATATTATAATAGCTTGGGAATATGGTTTCGCTGCTTTTAGTTCAAATAAAACACCAGTACTGGCAAAAAGAACGCCGCTGGCTCCTATTGTTATGGTTTTATCTGTTAATGTCACTGCACTTGTTGTTGTGTTATTGGCATAAAAATACATTGCAGCAGCATCAGAACCAGCAGTTGATGATGTTTTGCTAGTTGTACCAGATGGTGGTTGCCAAGATAATCCATCTCCAGTAGTAGATAAGCTGGAACCAGCATCATCAAGTCTTCCAGCATGAATCATTGCCATATTATTTGGATCAAGAACAATGCTACTTGCAGATATTGGTCCAATAGTTGTTGTACTAGCAGCAAAGTTTCCAACAGTTCCAACATTAGCAATAGGACTTCTTGTATCTGTTCCAGATAATCTCAATATTTGCAGCAATGTTGTATCACCAGATGCGCCAGTAGTAAATGAAGTCTGTGTCATTGTTGGTGCAGCATCACCGCTATTCCACTGCTTCCACCAACCAGCAATAAGACCACCAGTTCCGAGGTTATTATATATTTCAGTCCAGCCAGTAGATATTGCAACAGATTTACCGCCGCCAGTAGCTCTTGAATAAAAAAGTGCGATCATTAAATCGCCAACAGTTAATCCTGTGGGCAGTATTGCTGCAATTGTAGTTCCATTTGTTCCTACAGATTCTCCAACTGTTTGTAAAATTATCGCCATGTTATAGTTGCCTCCACCTCAAGGCAGTTCCTATAAATTCTTCATCTGGACCTTGTATAGCAACATATAACTTATCTGAGTGCATATAACCTTCATATAAATTTCCAACATCATCTTCAAATGCTATGGGTAAATTTTCTGCTGGTAATGAATCTGAAAAAAGTATCCAGTTTTCCATCTTATTATCCTAATGCAAGAACAATAGTGACGCGGGATGCAGAAACAATTGCTGGTGTGGCGTTAATTCTAAATTCTAGAATATCTCCAGCAGTTATAGTATTGCTGGTCCAACCAGTTGTTGTGCCAGTATTTTTTGTTTCTGCGGTTAATCTTGGCGGATTAGTACCAGAAATTAATGTCATTGTTGGAAAGTCTGCATACGTTGCTTTAAGTATATCAACTTTAACAGTGCTAGAGACATCTGGGAATATGTTCCATCCAGTAATTGTTGCATTAAATGATGTACTAACATATCCTTTAGTTTGTGCTGCTAATGTAGTTCCTGTTGTCAATATTGATCCACCGCCATCTATGATGAAGTTTATTGTCTTCGGAGATGTAAATGCGATATTTGCAATTCCAGCAGATCCAGCACCAACTGACACCAGAACAGAAGAGGTGTTTATAAAGTTCAGGCTGACAGCAGATTGAGCCGAACCAGAGTTAGCTGTTACACGAACGGTGTTGTCTGCTTGGAATATTTCGTTGAGTATGTTATATCCACCAACGTTTAGAGATGCAGATACGTTGGCAGATCCGACTATGTCTAATGTTGTGGTTGGCGCCGTCTTGCCAATACCAACACTTCCTGTAGAAGTGACTACAAAAGGAGTTGAATCCGGATTCGTTTCATCTTCAATAACCAGAGCATTGCCAGATCCAGTTTGTGTGATCCTCAGAGCATCAGACGAGCTGCATGCGCTGATAACAACAGGACCATTAATGTTAGCCGATCCAGCCGTCAATTTATTATAGACAGAAACATCACCATAAAGATCACTATTACCAACAACACCAAATGAACTTATGGTATTTGTTGTAAATGTGTAGACATTCTCATTCGTGGTCTCCAGAAGATTGAGATATCTTCCATCTGGTGATAATGCAACTCCTCTGCCAGTCGTTGATCCGTCTGGGAATGCAACGTTAGAGAAAAAGGAAATGCCGTTTGCAATCATCCATGGCGTTTTTAAGTAATAGAAATTTACGCCCCCATTTGTTGCATCTACGATCTGCAACAAACTTCCATCATTATTAAATGTTATTCCATCAGAAACGAACGAAGTACTGCCAGTCGAACTAAGAACAGTACCAGAACCTGAATTGGCAATATATGTTGCAGATGCAAGCTCCCAAGGCGGAGACAATTGGAATTGTAATATTTTTGGAGATACTCCACCGGCAGTTGCGTTCGAGACGTACAGATATACTCCATCGTCAGAGAAAGTTATTCCTCTGGAAAGCACGGCAGCACTTATATCTTGAGCCGCAACGTTATATGTCGCAACCAAATTTCCAGTCGCACTGGTAAGAGATATTGTACTCCACGGAACCGAAAGATAATATTGATATACATTGCCCGTAGTTGACCCACAAGTATACACATATGCACCATTACTGGAGAAAGCCACATCAGCAGGAGTTGTATCTTGAGTAAGAGTAACCGTTTTCTGCAAGTATGTCGCAGTTGACGCGTCCCATGGAGTCGTCAAATCATACTCATTGACGTCATCTCCAGCCTGACCAGTAACATACATCTTTGTCCCGTCAGGCTTAAACGTGAAGCCAGTCGGAGTTGCTTCTTCGGTATTGACGCTGAAGAACTTTCCGCTGTATGTAAAAGATGCTGGGGTTATATTGTTGATTCTTGTCTTCTGGAAAAGAGTCGTCTCACCAGAAACTCTAAGAGAATCTATGTTTCCTATAGAAACTACAGGAGCCAATCCTCCACTTAGAGGAAACGTTGATGCAATATTAGCAATAATGGTTCCGGACCCACCAACGTGCAATGCAGAGGTCGGATTCAAAATTCCAATACCAACGTTTCCTGATGCGTTAATGACAAACGGAGTTGAATCTGGATTGGCTGAATCTTCTACAACAAACGCATTACCAGTGCCGGTTTGAGTAATTCTCAGAGCATTCAAATCATTGCTCATGCTTATAGTTACGGAATTCGAGAACGTGGCATTTCCAGTAACACTAAGACTGGAAGTCGTATTGATTTCAGTCGTGAACTTAGGAATCACTGAGAACGATACATTGGCATTGCCAGTCGTTCCAGGACCAACGGAGACGAGCACAGTCGATGTATTGTTGAAGTTGATTCCAACGTTCGACTGAACCGAACCACCATTAGCAGAGACTTGGGCTTTGTTCAATCCTGTATTAGCAGCAGCATAAGCAGCATTTGCTTGACCATATCCAAGTGTTGCTTGGTCGAATGCACTCTTGACGCTGTTTGGAGTTGCTGCTGTTATGGTGCTGCCACTAGTGACAGAGTCAGTCAACTGAACCGAGAATGAAACATTAGCATTACCAGCAGAGCCAGCACCAACGGAAACCAATAGAGAAGAGGTGTTTATAAAGTTCAGGCTAACAGCTGATTGAGCAGAACCAGAGTTAGCTGTTACTCTTACAGTATTAGCTGCATTGTTGGCAGTAGTATATGCTGCGTTGGCTTGCCCATAAGCAGTGTTTGCTTGAGCATATGCTAAGTTGGCTTGATTGTAGGCTGAGATAGCAATTACGTTAGCTGTTCTAACGCTATTCGGTGTAGCGGCAGTAGTAGTGCTCGTACTGGTAGTTGAGTCAGTCAGCTGAAGAATACCAGCAACAGCTGTCGTTCCAGCAACAGCCGAGAAGGCGATGTTAGCATTACCAGCAGATCCAGCACCAACGGACACCAGAACAGAAGAGGTGTTTATAAAGTTCAGACTGACAGCAGATTGTGTCGAACCAGAGTTAGCTGTCACTCTTACAGTGTTTGCTGCATTGTTGGCAGCGGCATAAGCAGCATTCGCTTGTCCATAAGCAGCATTCGCTTGTCCATAAGCTGTATTGGCTTGACCGAAGGCTGAGACAGCAATTACGTTAGCTGTTCTAACACTATTAGGTGTGGCAGCAGTAGTGGTGCTCGTACTGGTAGTTGAGTCAGTCAGCTGAAGAATACCAGCAACGGCAGTCGTTCCAGCAACTGCCGAGAAGGCGATGTTTGCATTTCCAGCCGAGCCAGCGCCAACCGACACAAGAACAGATGCCGTATTGATAAAGTTTAGGCTGACAGCTGATTGAGCGAATAGAGAGTTAGCTGTCACTCGAACAGTATTAGCGGCATTATTAGCCTGACCATATCCAAGCGTTGCTTGATCGAAAGCCGATTTGACGCTATTCGGCGTGGCAGCAGTCGTAGTGCTCGTGCTAGTAACAGAGTCAGTCAGCTGAACAATACCGGCAACAGCAGTGGTTCCAGCAACAGCCGAGAACGAAACGTTAGCATTTCCAGTTGAACCTGCTCCTACCGATACAAGAACAGATGCGGTGTTGATAAAGTTCAGACTGACGGCAGATTGAGCCGAACCAGAGTTAGCTGTCACCCTTACGGTATTCGCTGAGTTATTAGCCTGAGCATATGCTGCGTTGGCTTGCTCGAATGCAGTCTTGACGCTGTTCGGAGTGGCGGCAGTTGTCGTCGAGGTGCTGGTGATGGAGTCAGTAAGTTGAAGAATACCAGCAACAGCAGTCGTTCCAGCAACAGCAGAGAAGCTGACGTTGGCATTTCCTGTTGAACCTGCTCCTACCGATACAAGAACAGATGCGGTGTTGGTGAAGTTCAGACTGACGGCTGATTGCGCTGATCCAGAATTTGCAGTAACACGAACTGTATTAGCAGCATTATTGGCTGCAGAATAAGCGGCATTCGCCTGACCATATGCAGAAACGGCTGTATCATGAGCAGTATTGGCTTTGCCGTATGCGGATGTTGCTTGATCGAATGTTACTTTTACTGAGTTGGCTGTGGCAGCATTAGCGGAATCTGTCGACGTTACAACATCGATGAGTTTTGTGACGCCTTGAATCGTCGTATTGGCTATGTTTGCTGATATGGTTCCTGTGGAAGTAATTGGACCACCGGAAAGCCCCAATCCGGTGGCCAGTGATGTGACACCAGAAGATCCAGAAGAACTAAATGAGATATTCGCAACACCCGCTTCACCAGGAGTCACAGAGACTGTTACGGTTGAAGTATTGACGAAGTTCAGTGAAACGTTGGAGAAAACAGAACCGGAGTTCGCAGAAACTTTTACGCCATTCGCCGCATTGTTAGCAGCAGCAAAGGCAGCATTGGCTTGATTGTATGCAGCGATTATGGTTGGAGTTACGTTTAATCCAGAAACAATCAAACTCGTAGTTATGTTTCCGTCGCCAACAACATGTAGTTTTGATGTTGGTGATGTAGTTCCTATACCAACTTGGTTCGCCAGATAATCAACAAACAGCGTGCCAGAATCGATGCTGACGTTTCCGCCGATAATATTCAATACGTTTAATGAAGTTGTTGAACTACCAGCATATATGATTAATCCGCCGCCTGCGGCGCCTGCACCATCAGAAAAAATTCTATAATCGAAATCGTCCGACGACGGAGATTTGAAGTCGATGTAATTCCCCAAACTCGCCCCCATTTCGAGTACGCTATATCCGAGCGTTGGGGAGGCGTACAATTGAATTGTGGCGTTGGGACTTCCATTTGTGACGTTTGCCCGTAATAAGATATTTGCTGGAGTTATAACTGTATCGGTATTACCTGTAGCGGAATCGGCAGTGACTACAACCCTGCTCTTGGCTTCTACTCTTTCAAAATAGTTTGTGCTTGCCCCAATAGAAGCTAAGAAAACGTTTGATGTATTTGCATCACTAGCGCCAACTGTTGCACCACTTTCATATGCTATTGCGTGGGCGCCATTTACAGCATAACATTCAACTTGCACCAAATATTCTCGATATTGTGCCTCATTTTGAATTTGTATTTCATAACTACCGATTGCTGTTTTGACGCCTCGTATTCTGTTTCCTGCTCCGCGAACAATACAGCTATCTGGAGTGTTGGCAGTCACATCATTTGTACGAACACACGCGACCATGTATGTTTCAAAATCTGCATCTACTGAACCAGTTGACGCTTGATTTGTATTCGGATCTGTTATTGTTATCTTAAATCCAATCGTTGAGTATTGAAAGTCAACCAAAGAGGCAACAATGAATCTTCTCCACGTTCCTCCAACATCAGCACCGAAGTCTATGTTAAACTTGTATGTTGGTTTTGCCTCATATCCACTATTCACACCGCCACGGAATGTTCCTGTTCCAGTAACACTGAGGTTGGAAGTTGTGTTGATTTCAGTCGTGAACTTGGGAATTACTGAGAAAGAAATATTGGCATTGCCAGTCGAACCAGGTCCAACAGAGACAACGGCAGTAGAGGTATTGACGAAGTTCAGACTGACAGCCGATTGTGCGAATAAAGAGTTGGCTGTTACTCTTACAGTATTTGCAGCATTGTTGGCGGCTGTAAATGCAGCATTTGCCTGACCATAGGCTGATATTGCTATAGAGTTAGCAGTATTTGCCCGAGTATATGCTAAGTTTGCCTGACCGTATGCAGATATTGCAATTGAATTTGCGCTGTTGGCTTGAGTATACGCAGCATTTGCTTGGGTATATGCCGAGTTTGCTTGAGTGTAACCACTATTAGCCTGTGTGTATGCTGAATTACCTTGATCGAATGCACTCTTGACGCTATTCGGCGTGGCAGCGGTTGTCGTACTGGTGCTAGTGACCGAGTCAGTAAGTTGAAGAATACCAGCTACAGTTGTTGAACCGGAAACAGCAGAGAAGGCGATATTCGCGTTTCCTGTAGATCCAGCTCCAACTGAAACGAGAACGGATGATGTATTGATAAAATTCAAGCTGACGGCTGATTGCGCTGATCCAGAATTTGCAGTAACACGAACTGTATTAGCAGCATTGTTGGCTGCAGAAAAGGAAGCATTAGCCTGACCGTAAGCTAATATGGCTATAGAGTTAGCAGTATTGGCTTGAGTGTATGCAGCATTTGCCTGCCCATATGCATTCGTTGCTTGATCATACGCAATTTTTACAGCCGCGCCAGTAGCAGCATTAGCCGAATCTGTCGACGTTACAACATCAATGAGTTTTGTGACGCCTTGAACTGTCGTATTGGCTATATTAGCTGATATTGTTCCGGAAGAAGAAATCGGTCCACCAGCAAGACCAGTTCCGGTATTGACTTGAGTTACAGTTCCAGTTCCGCCGGAAGTAGAAGTGAATGCAATATTAGCAATACCAGCTACAATGGAAGTGACCGAGACCTGAACCGTTGCGGTATTGACAAAGTTCAATGAAACATTGGAGAAAACGGAACCAGAGTTGGCTGATACTTTTACGCCATTCGCCGCATTGTTGGCAGCTGTAAATGCAGCATTCGCTTGCCCATAGGCTGAAATAGCAATAGAGTTAGCTGTATTGGCTTGAGCATACGCTAAGTTTGCCTGACCGTAAGCTAATATGGCAATTGAGTTTGCAGTATTGGCTTGAGTATATGCCGAGTTTGCTTGAGTGTAACCACCATTAGCCTGACCATATGCCAACGTTGCTTGATCGAATGCAGTCTTAACGCTATTGGGCGTTGCTGCCGTTGTCGTGCTTGTGCTAGTAACTGAATCTGTTAATTGTAAAATACCAGCAACAGCAGTGGTTCCGGCAACAGCATTAAACCCGACGTTAGCATTTCCGGCAGAACCTGCTCCTACCGACACAAGAACAGATGCAGTGTTAATGAAGTTCAGACTGACGGCGGATTGAGCTGATCCAGAATTTGCAGTAACACGAACTGTATTAGCAGCATTGTTGGCAGTCGTAAATGCAGCATTGGCTTGATTAAATGCAGATATTGCTATAGAGTTAGCAGTATTGGCTTGAGTATATGCTAAGTTGGCTTGACCATATGCGGATATCGCAATAGAGTTAGCTGTATTGGCTTGAGTATATGCAAGGTTTGCTTGACCATATGCGGATATGGCTATAGAATTCGCAGTGTTCGCTTGAGTATATGCAAGGTTTGCTTGACCGTATGCTGATATTGCAATTGAGTTAGCTGTTCTAACACTATTCGGAGTGGCGGCAGTTGTGGTGCTTGTGCTAGTGACTGAGTCAGTCAGTTGCAATATACCGGCAACAGCAGTCGTTCCAGCAACTGCAGAGAAGGCGATGTTAGCATTTCCAGCCGAACCAGCCCCAACTGAAACAATAACGGATGCCGTATTGATAAAGTTCAGACTAACAGCCGATTGTAGAGAACCAGAGTTAGCTGTCACTCGAACAGTATTGGCAGCATTGTTGGCAGCAGCAAAGGCAGCATTTGCTTGACCATAAGCAGCATTTGCTTGACCATAAGCAGTGTTTGCTTGAGCGTATGCTAAGTTTGCTTGACCATAGGCTGAGATAGCAATTACGTTAGCTGTATTGGCTTGAGCATAAGCCAAGTTAGCCTGACCGTATGCTGAGATAGCAGTTGTATTCGCAGTATTAGCCTGAGTATATGCTGATGTTGCTTGATCGAATGCGCTCTTGACGCTGTTCGGAGTGGCAGCGGTTGTTGTACTGGTGCTAGTGACGGAGTCAGTAAGTTGAAGAATACCAGCTACGGTCGTTGAACCGGAGACAGCCGAAAATCCAACGTTGGCATTGCCAGTTGAACCAGCCCCAACAGAAACAGTAACAGATGCTGTATTGATGAAGTTCAGACTGACGGCTGATTGCGCTGATCCAGAGTTAGCTGTCACTCTTACGGTGTTGGCTGCAGTGTTGGCAGTAGTATATGCGAGATTGGCTTGATTATATGCAGATATCGCTATGGAATTAGCAGTGTTCGCTTGAGTGTATGCAAGGTTCGCTTGACCATAGGCTGAGATGGCGATAGAGTTAGCTGTATTGGCTTGAGCGTAAGCTAGGTTTGCTTGACCGTATGCTGAAATAGCGGTTGTGTTGGCGGTATTCGCTTGAGCATATGCTAAGTTTGCCTGTCCGTATGCAGATACTGCTGTTGTGTTCGCAGTGTTGGCTTGAGCGTAAGCTAGGTTTGCTTGTCCGTATGCTGATACTGCTGTTGAACTTGCTGTGTTCGCCTGACCATATGCAGCTGTGGCTTGATCGAATGCACTCTTGACGCTATTCGGTGTGGCAGCAGTCGTAGTGCTCGTGCTGGTAACTGAATCTGTTAATTGTAGAATACCAGCAACAGCAGTCGTTCCAGCAACAGCACTAAATCCAACGTTCGCATTTCCAGTGGCACCTGCGCCAACGGAAACAGTAACGGATGCGGTGTTGATGAAGTTTAAGCTGACGGCTGTTTGAGCGAATAGAGAGTTAGCCGTCACTCGAACAGTGTTGGCTGCATTGTTCGCTGTAACAAACGCGGCATTTGCCTGACCATATGCGGATATGGCTGTGGCATTAGCGGTGTTGGCTTGAGTATATGCTAAGTTAGCTTGATTGTATGCTGATATTGCTATTGAGTTAGCAGTATTGGCTTGAGTATATGCTAAGTTAGCCTGACCGTATGCTGAGATAGCAGTTGTATTCGCAGTATTAGCCTGAGTATATGCTAAGTTAGCTTGATTGTATGCTGATATTGCTATTGAGTTAGCGGTGTTGGCTTGAGTATATGCAAGGTTTGCTTGACCATAAGCTGATATCGCAATAGAGTTAGCTGTATTGGCTCGAGTATATGCTAAGTTAGCTTGATTGTATGCTGATATCGCAATAGAGTTAGCTGTATTGGCTTGAGCGTATGCTAAGTTAGCTTGATTGTATGCTGATATCGCAATAGAGTTAGCTGTATTGGCTTGAGTATATGCTAAGTTAGCCTGACCGTATGCAGATATTGCTGTTGTGTTCGCAGTATTAGCCTGACCATATGCCAGAGTTGCTTGGTCGAATGCACTCTTGACGCTGTTTGGTGTTGCCGCTGTTGTCGTGCTTGTACTGGTGACTGAATCTGTTAATTGTAGAATACCAGCAACAGCAGTCGTTCCGGTGACAGCAGAGAAGCTGACGTTCGCATTACCAGTCAAACCAGCTCCTACAGAAACCAGAACAGAAGCGGTGTTAATGAAGTTTAGAGAAACTGCACTCTGGGCTGATCCTGAATTGGCTGTTACTCGAACAGTATTAGCGGCGCTGTTCGCTGCAGTAAACGCGAGATTGGCTTGCCCATAAGCAGATATGGCTATAGAGTTAGCAGTATTGGCTTGAGTGAAAGCAGCGTTCGCTTGATTGAATGCAGATACTGCTGTTGTGTTCGCAGTGTTGGCTTGTCCATATGCTAAAGTGCCCTGATCGAATGCAGCTTTGACGCTATTCGGCGTGGCAGCAGTCGTAGTGCTCGTGCTAGTAACTGAATCTGTTAGTTGTAGAATACCAGCAACAGCAGTCGTTCCAGCAACAGCAGAGAAGCTGACGTTCGCATTTCCTGCAGAACCTGCTCCTACCGATACAAGAACAGATGCGGTGTTGGTGAAGTTCAGACTGACGGCTGATTGAGCCGAGCCGGAGTTAGCAGTTACTCGAACAGTATTGGCAGCATTATTGGCAGCTGCAAATGCAGCATTAGCTTGATTGAATGCGGATATTGCAATAGAGTTAGCAGTATTAGCCTGAGTGTAAGCAGCATTCGCTTGACCGTATGCAGATACTGCTGTTGTATTCGCAGTATTAGCCTGAGTGTATGCTGATGTTGCTTGATCGAATGCGCTCTTGACGCTGTTCGGAGTGGCAGCGGTTATCGTGCTTGTACTGGTGACTGAATCTGTTAATTGTAGAATACCAGCAACAGCAGTCGTTCCAGCAACTGCAGAGAAGCTGACGTTCGCATTTCCTGTCGATCCAGCGCCAACCGAAACCAATACAGATGCTGTGTTTATAAAGTTCAGACTGACTGCAGATTGAGCTGAACCGGAATTGGCAGTAACACGAACTGTATTAGCAGCATTGTTGGCAGCTGTAAATGTAGCATTCGCTTGTCCATAGGCTGAAATAGCAATAGAGTTAGCAGTGTTTGCTTGAGCATAAGCCAAGTTAGCCTGACCATAAGCCGAAACAGCAGTTGCGTTCGCAGTATTTGCTTGAGTATATGCTAAGTTGGCTTGTCCATATGCAGTTATCGCAATAGAATTAGCAGAGTTAGCTTGGCTATATGCAGCATTAGCCTGCCCGTAGGCTGATATAGCAGTTGTGTTGGCAGTATTTGCTTGTCCGAATGCGCTAGTAGCCTGATCGTATGCTGTCTTGACGGACGCAGCAGTAGCAGCATTGGCGGCATCCGTTGACGTCACAGAATCAATGAGTTTCGTGACACCTCGAATCGTTGTGTTGGCTATGTTAGCAGATATAGTTCCTGACGATGTTATCGGACCACCACTTAACCCGACTCCAGTATCTACTTGAGTTAATGTTCCACCACCAGTAAGAGTGGTGAAGGATATGTTGGCGTTTCCAGTAATTCCCTGAGTGACAGTTATTCCAACTGTTGCCGAGTTAACGAAGTTTAATCCATTGGCAGTGACTACAGTTCCACCAGTCGATTTGGTTGGAAAGGAAGCAATCCCAGTTTCCCCGATATATGCGAAGCTGACGTTCGCCAATCCAGTTCCATTAGAAACAACATCGACTCGTATTGTGGATGTATTGTTAAAATTTAATGCAGCGTTTGATACTTTCAACGCGCCATTGGCACGCACTTGAGTTGTGTTTGCTGCTATAAGAGCTTCAGCATATGCACTGCCGGCAGTAGATGCAGCAGAATTTGCTTGATTATATGCAGATTGAGCTGTAGAAAGGGCTGTGTTCGCTTGGGCATAAGCAGTATTGGCTTGATTGTATGCCGGAGCAATATAAACACCAGATTCTATTGTTACGACTCTGGCTACTATATTGGCGCCGCCAATTACAATTGCTGAGTTGGATGCATTTCCTATGAACAGATTATTCGATGCGAACGAATACGCCAATTCTCCTTCTTTGAGAGGAGTTGGTGTGTTATTTGCAAATGATCTCTTTACAAGAATCGTGGTGTTATTCGCACTCATTTAGAAGTACCCACCGTCCACAATTTCTATGGCTCTAAATGAATACTTGTTGGTTGGTTGGTCGTAGACGAGAACATATCCATCTTGTTGTTGCGATGTGTCCACATCTGACATGTTACCTAAAATTAAATCCTCAACCTTTGATATCTTACCGAAGACGACTTTTCCAACATCATTGCGATTCTTTACAGTGACTTTTAGGCGATCTTTTACGGTAATTTTCATCTGGTCACCTGAGGATTGATAGTTACAATTCCCTCAACCAACCTATTGGTGGTG